CGTTCCTCGCGGAGACGTTCACGCCCGACCGGCTTTCCGAAATGGTCGAGAAGGCGAGGGTGGCAAGCCCGGCGCACATGCCGCACCCGAAGGGCAAGCCGCCGACACAGGCGATGACCGTGGCGTGGAACCGCTATTGCCTGGCTCTCGACGCCTACCGGCTGGATTCGTGGGACGGCCAGCTTGATCGCTGCGAAGCCCTCCTGAAAGCCTTCTTCCGGCATGCGCCTGTGGGGCCAGCGGTCGCCGGCTATGTCGTGGGCGCGGCCATGAAGACGATGGGGGCGCGGCATTGACCATCGTTCCCTCCTTCCGCCGTGACGGCACGGTCATGGACCTCGCGGCTCCGCAGGTCTCCGACATCGACTTCGCGGAAATGGCCGCGGGTCTTTCCAAGATCGCGCGCTTCAACGGCCGCTATGCCTGCGCCGCCTATTCGGACGCGCAGCACTCGGTTTTCTGCGCCGACGCGCTCTATGCCGAAACCGGCGACGCCGTGCTGGCCGGCTGCGGCCTCCTGCATGACGGGCACGAATATCTGATCGGCGACCTGACGCGGCCCTTCGCCTCGCTGATCGCCATCAATGTCGCCGCCGCCATGCGCGACGGGGGATTCGCTCCAGACGTCGCCGAACGGGCGAGCGCCGCCGTCGCCGAGGCGATCCGCGCCGCGAAGGCGGCGATCGACGACGCGGTCTTCGCGGCTGCCGGCGTCGGCTATCCGCGCCTCTATCCGGCCTATGTGCGGCAGGTTCACGACATGGACGAGCGCATGCTGCGCGCGGAAGGGCTGGCGCTGTTCGGCCGCAAGGCCGCGGCCCACCTGCCTGCAGCGCGCCGGCCCGCGCCGAAGCTGACCTCGCCGATCGAGCCGTGGGGCGCGGCGAAGGCCGAAATGGCCTTCATCGACCGTTTGGAGCGGTATCTCGGAATCGTGGTGAGGCCGGCATGAAATCCGACCTCGTCGACGTCACCGTCGCGCTGCACGCGATCACCGAGCGCGCCATCAAGGTCTCCCCGCTGGGCGAAAGCAGGGACGCGGTCTGGATCCCGCTCTCCCATGTCGAGGTCGTCAAGCGCCCCGGCGGCAATGCCGAAATCACGATGCCCGAATGGCTCGCCATCGAGAAAGGTCTGGTCTGATGTCGTCGATCAACAAGGTGCAGATCATGGGCCGGCTCGGCGCCGACCCCGAAATCCGCCACACGAGCAACGGCGACCCGATCGTCAACATGCGGCTCGCGACCTCCGAGGTCTGGCGTGACAAGAATACGGGCGAGAAGCGCGAGCGCACCGAGTGGCACACCGTCGTCATCTTCAACAAGCATCTCTGCAAGGTCGCCGAGCAATACTTGAAGAAGGGCCATCTGGTCTATGTCGAGGGCATGCTCTGCACCCGCTCGTGGGAAGATCAGGGCGGCCAGAAGCGGTATTCGACCGAGGTCGTTCTGAAAGCCTTCGGCGGCGAGCTCGTCCTCATGCCGCAGGGCAACGGCTCCGGCGGACGGCCCGGCGCGGCCGGGCCTGACGATTACGGCCGCGAGAGCAGCCGTTCCGATCGATCTTCCGAAACATCCCGAGACAATGACGACCGCTCCTACGGGCGCGAACTCGACGACGAAATCCCGTTTTGAGTGGTTCGAATCTGAGGAGAAGACCATGGCCGTGAAAGCCAGCCGCAAGCCGCCCGTGTCCGAGCAATCCGCCGAGGCGAAGAAGATCGCCGAGCTTGAACGCGAGGTCGCGAAGCATCTGGACCGGATCAATACCCTGATGGGGCATCTTGAGAGTTCGGAGCGCCGCGCCGAAAATCTGGATCGGAAGCTCGCCCGCAAGGTGATCATGTTCGAGGACGCGCAGCGCGTGATCAAGGCGCAGGCCCTCGTCCGCCCTGCGCAGGGCGGCGACACGCTCTTCGTTCTCATGCCGATGAGGATTTAGCCGATGTCCACCTTCACCGTCGTTTCCACCGTCACCCACCGCTCGCTGATGAACAAGAGCAAGGACGATCTGGCGCGCTGGATCCTGCATCTGCTCGACTGCCGCGACGACAACGAGCGGCTGCGCGTGCAGCGCGTCACCGATCTGCTCGAAGCGAACAACCGCTATCAGCAGGAGGCGCGCGACCTGCGGGCGGCGGCGAAGGCGCGCTTCGACCTGGTCGCGCATCTTGAGCGACAGCGGGCCTTTTCCTTGAAGACCTTCGGCCCCGGCACGCGCGCCGCCGGCGTGGTCGACCATATCCGCAAGGAACTGCGCGAGATCGAGGCCGACCCCACCGACGTCGAGGAATGGATCGACGTCATCATTCTGGCCTTCGACGGCGCGTGGCGCGCCGGGTTCGAGCCGGCCCGCATCGTCGAGGCCGTCGTCGCCAAGCAGACGAAGAACGAGAAGCGACGCTGGCCCGACTGGCGGACGGCCGACCCGGACAAGGCGATCGAGCACGACCGGAGCGGCGAGGCCACCGCGATCGACGGCGACGCGGTCGACCGCCTCAAGAAGGCGGCAGGGCGGATGCTCGACGGGGTCGAGCACAACGGCCTGCCGGGGGTGCGGCCATGACGGTGCATCTGATCGCCGCCTGCGGCCGCCGAGGCCAGATCGGTCGCGCCGGCGACCTGCCATGGCGGGGCGACCCGGATCTGGAAGCCGTGATGAAAATGGACCTCGCCGGTTTCCAGCGGCTCACAATGGGCGGCGTCGTCATTCTCGGCCGGCGGACGGCGCGGGGCATGCCGCGGCTCGAAGGCCGATGCGTCTATGAATGGGCCGGCAGCGACCCGGCGGAGGTGATTGAAACCTGCGGGCAGGAGTGGCCGGGACGGCCGATCTGGATCGCCGGCGGCGCGCATACCTATCGGACGTTCGCGCCTTTCGTCGACGGCCTCAAGCTGATCAGCGCGATTCCCTACGACAGTGCGCCCGAGGAGGATCGCGACCATGTGTTCTTCCCGTTCGACGCCTATGGGTTTCGCTGGGGAGGGGCTGCATGATGCTCCTGCCTCGCCTTGCCCTTTCGGTGCGCCAGCCTTGGGCGCATGCCCTTGTAATGGGCTGGAAGCCCGTCGAGAATCGGTCGTGGCGCGCGCCAAACCCCGCGCTCAAGTTTCGCGGTCCCTTCGCGATCCACGCCTCGCGCGGCATGACGCGGCACGAATATGAAGATGCCGCCGAATTCTTCGACGAGATGGGCTTCGAGTGCCCCGCGCCGGGCGATCTTCCGCGCGGCGGGATTGTCGGCGTCGGGGTCATCACCGACATCGTGAAGACCTTCGACAGCCCGTGGTTCTTCGGGCCGCGCGGGCTTGTGATCGACGAGGCCGCCCCGATCGACTTTGTCCCTTGCGCCGGCGCACTGGGCTTTTTCGACTGGGAGCGCGGGCGGACGGACGAGGTGCCAGCGCCGGCCAGATGGATGCGGCCCAGCGCGCCGCCAGCGTCTCCACAGGGGAGTCTTCTATGACGGACTTCCCCTACATTTTCCGGTGGAATCGACAAGGCCGGAAAGGCCAGCCGTGCCGACTTACGGCGCGCGGCAAGATGAACTCGATTCGCGTCGAGTTCGCGGACGGTTTCGTGATGATCACGTCCGGCAATGCCATCCGAAAGGCCATCCCGGCCTCTCGGAATTCCAGAACTTCCAAGCAACCCGATGGAGTTAGACCATGAACATTGCTACTGCAGTGAAGACTTCCCCCATGACCATCGACCGCGCCGACCTGGCCGCGCCGATTCTCTTCGCGCCCAGCCGGACGGAAGTCGGCATCAGGGCCGGCACCGTGATCCAGATCGAGGGCCGCACGCATGCCTTCGACGCCGACACGCCGGTCAGTCTCGGCGATCTGAAACCCGGCCACGACTACGGCGTCTCCATCGACGGGGAAGGCAAGCCCTTCGCCGAGCCGGTTGCGTCGAATCCTCTCGGGGACAGATGGTTCGCCGGGTTTCATTTCGCGCCCGGCGGCTGCGCGCAGGCCCGCGCCGGCGGCGACACGACCCCGTCGATCAATCCCTTCTCGCTCTGGGACGCGGACTTCCGCTTCGCGGGACCGGACCCGCGCGGCATGACGATGATCGAGCTCGCCGGCGGCCGCAAAGCATGGGTGGACATCTATCTCCCCGGCGTCGATCACCACGAGCACGGCACGAGCCGCTGCGGGGCGACGATCGCAGACGGCCGCGACCTTCCCATGCGGCCGGACGGGAAGACGCGCTTCAAGTGGTTCAACTATGCCGCCGCCGTCGAACTCCTCGCCCATCACGGCAAGCGCCTCCTCACGATCGAGGAATTCTTCGCGGCCGCCATCGGCGTGCAGGAGCGATGCTCGCGCGATGGCGACCCGGTCGTCACCGGCGTCCTCAAGGACGGCGCCGAGCGGTTCATCAGCCAGCGCGGCGTTTTCGACGTCACGGGGACCGTCTGGCAATGGGCCACGGACGGCGACCCGGACGAGCCTCGCCCGTCCATCGCCGGGGGTTCGTGGCTCGCCGGCGGCGACGCCGGCTCTCGCTACGCGGCTCTGGGCGGCTGGCGGGGCACTCGGTCGGAGAGGCTCTCGGCGCGCGGCGGCGGCGACCACCTGAATCCTGTCTCCTAGCCCGCGCGGAAGCGCGGGCCGACTGAAACGGACGATCGCCAGCCATGACACGCGACGAATTTGTGCAAGCTCAAGACCTGGCGATCGTCGAAAAAGAGGCCAGATCGGTCGCGCCGGCGACCTGCCATGGCGGGGCGACCCGGATCTGGAAGCCGTGATGAAAATGGACCTCGCCGGTTTCCAGCGGCTCACAATGGGCGGCGTCGTCATTCTCGGCCGGCGGACGGCGCGGGGCATGCCGCGGCTCGAAGGCCGATGCGTCTATGAATGGGCCGGCAGCGACCCGGCGGAGGTGATTGAAACCTGCGGGCAGGAGTGGCCGGGACGGCCGATCTGGATCGCCGGCGGCGCGCATACCTATCGGACGTTCGCGCCTTTCGTCGACGGCCTCAAGCTGATCAGCGCGATTCCCTACGACAGTGCGCCCGAGGAGGATCGCGACCATGTGTTCTTCCCGTTCGACGCCTATGGGTTTCGCTGGGGAGGGGCTGCATGATGCTCCTGCCTCGCCTTGCCCTTTCGGTGCGCCAGCCTTGGGCGCATGCCCTTGTAATGGGCTGGAAGCCCGTCGAGAATCGGTCGTGGCGCGCGCCAAACCCCGCGCTCAAGTTTCGCGGTCCCTTCGCGATCCACGCCTCGCGCGGCATGACGCGGCACGAATATGAAGATGCCGCCGAATTCTTCGACGAGATGGGCTTCGAGTGCCCCGCGCCGGGCGATCTTCCGCGCGGCGGGATTGTCGGCGTCGGGGTCATCACCGACATCGTGAAGACCTTCGACAGCCCGTGGTTCTTCGGGCCGCGCGGGCTTGTGATCGACGAGGCCGCCCCGATCGACTTTGTCCCTTGCGCCGGCGCACTGGGCTTTTTCGACTGGGAGCGCGGGCGGACGGACGAGGTGCCAGCGCCGGCCAGATGGATGCGGCCCAGCGCGCCGCCAGCGTCTCCACAGGGGAGTCTTCTATGACGGACTTCCCCTACATTTTCCGGTGGAATCGACAAGGCCGGAAAGGCCAGCCGTGCCGACTTACGGCGCGCGGCAAGATGAACTCGATTCGCGTCGAGTTCGCGGACGGTTTCGTGATGATCACGTCCGGCAATGCCATCCGAAAGGCCATCCCGGCCTCTCGGAATTCCAGAACTTCCAAGCAACCCGATGGAGTTAGACCATGAACATTGCTACTGCAGTGAAGACTTCCCCCATGACCATCGACCGCGCCGACCTGGCCGCGCCGATTCTCTTCGCGCCCAGCCGGACGGAAGTCGGCATCAGGGCCGGCACCGTGATCCAGATCGAGGGCCGCACGCATGCCTTCGACGCCGACACGCCGGTCAGTCTCGGCGATCTGAAACCCGGCCACGACTACGGCGTCTCCATCGACGGGGAAGGCAAGCCCTTCGCCGAGCCGGTTGCGTCGAATCCTCTCGGGGACAGATGGTTCGCCGGGTTTCATTTCGCGCCCGGCGGCTGCGCGCAGGCCCGCGCCGGCGGCGACACGACCCCGTCGATCAATCCCTTCTCGCTCTGGGACGCGGACTTCCGCTTCGCGGGACCGGACCCGCGCGGCATGACGATGATCGAGCTCGCCGGCGGCCGCAAAGCATGGGTGGACATCTATCTCCCCGGCGTCGATCACCACGAGCACGGCACGAGCCGCTGCGGGGCGACGATCGCAGACGGCCGCGACCTTCCCATGCGGCCGGACGGGAAGACGCGCTTCAAGTGGTTCAACTATGCCGCCGCCGTCGAACTCCTCGCCCATCACGGCAAGCGCCTCCTCACGATCGAGGAATTCTTCGCGGCCGCCATCGGCGTGCAGGAGCGATGCTCGCGCGATGGCGACCCGGTCGTCACCGGCGTCCTCAAGGACGGCGCCGAGCGGTTCATCAGCCAGCGCGGCGTTTTCGACGTCACGGGGACCGTCTGGCAATGGGCCACGGACGGCGACCCGGACGAGCCTCGCCCGTCCATCGCCGGGGGTTCGTGGCTCGCCGGCGGCGACGCCGGCTCTCGCTACGCGGCTCTGGGCGGCTGGCGGGGCACTCGGTCGGAGAGGCTCTCGGCGCGCGGCGGCGGCGACCACCTGAATCCTGTCTCCTAGCCCGCGCGGAAGCGCGGGCCGACTGAAACGGACGATCGCCAGCCATGACACGCGACGAATTTGTGCAAGCTCAAGACCTGGCGATCGTCGAAAAATATGAGGCCGTCGTGACCTATCTCTATCCGATCCTCCAGCGATGCCCGCGACGCCATGGCGCGTTGCGCGACCGGCTGATCGGATTGCTGTTCGATCAGGTCGGCCTTCTCTATCAGGCGGCGAAGAGCAAGCAGCCTTCCCGTCTCTACGCGGCGGACGCTCACATGGCGACGCTGCGGTTCTGGTTGCGCTTTGCGGCAGATCCGTCCCTGAAAATCGTCACGCCCCGGCAGCATGCCGTGGCGCTCCGCACCATCGCGGAGACCGGCGCGATGCTCGGAAAATGGATCAAGACCACGAAGGGCAACGGGCGGTCGGGGTTATGACGCAGCGGTGCCCGTCCATCGCCGGGGGTTCGTGGATCAACGGCGGCAACGCCGGCTCTCGCTACGCGAATCTGGGCAACTGGCCGGAGAACTCGAACGAGAATCTCTCGGCGCGCGGCGGCGGCGACGACCCTTTCAAAGCTCGGCGACGGTCACGGCCGCGCCGGCAATCTTCCACCGGCGCGGCCGTATTCATGCGGGTCGTGCCAGGGTGGTCGGCCCGACTGTCCGGCTTCCGGAATCGAGCACCTTCACTCCGGCGACGGTTTCCACGCATGGACCGTCGACGAGGTGAGGCAATACGAGGAGCGGCATCCACAGGGAAGCAAGGCCCGGCTGGCGCTGCATCTCGGCCTCTTCACCGGCCTGCGCCTGTCTGATCTTGCGACTTTGGGCAAGCAGCATATCCGCGACGGATGGCTTTATGTGCGCCCCGGAAAGACCGGGAAATCATCTGGCGTCGTTGTGGAGATTCCCGTGCTGGCCGAGCTACAGGCGACGATCGAGGCGACCGAGACCGGAGACCTGACGTTCCTTATCACCGACCTCGGCCGGCCGTTCACGGTGAACGGCCTCGGCAACAAGATGCGCCAATGGTGCGATCAGGCCGGCTTGCCCCAGTGCTCGATGCACGGATTGAGAAAGGCGGGGGCGACCATCGCCGCCGACAATGGGGCGACCGACAGTCAGCTTATGGCAATCTTCGGCTGGACGACGAAGAAGCAAACCACGCTCTACACGAAGAAGGCGGATCGAAAGCGCCTTGCGGGCGAGGCGATTCGCAAACTCGTGCCAGAACAAAAAACGGACGAAACTGTCCCACCACAAAAAGGGTTGCTGGAAAGTGGGACAAAAATCGCCAAAAAGGCAATAAAATCAAATACATAAAAAACGGATGGTGCCCAGAAGAGGACCGCCATTTTTCCGGAAAATCAAGCGGTTAAAAAGGCGGTGGGACATTCTCTTTCTACTAATCTTCAAGGTTTTTTGGCCCGGCCGCCCCACCATTATGACCCGCCGATGCGCTGGATCGCCCATTCCAGAACGCTGTTTCCGATCCACATCAGGAAGCCGCCGAGCAGCGTCCACCCCGCTATGATCACGGCGAGAACCGTCTTGGACTTATCCCTCACGGCGCCGAAGTCGCGGGCGAGCGGTTCGATGTCCTTGATCACCTGCTCGGACGCCTTGAGGCGATCCTCTATGTTGTCGACGACGTTCCCCAACTCGTCGAGCCGATCATAGACGCGCCGGCGGCTTTCCGACGATCGCTGACCCTGCGCCTCGATAAGACGGGTGAGGTTCTTCACGTCCGACTGCAGGGAGCCGATCGCCTTGTATATTTCGTTCAAGCTCGTCGGCACAATGCGCCCCTCTCTATGAAAGCATGACGATCACGGCGAAGACCGCCGCGATCGCCGCCCACATCGTCCAGAATTCCAGCCTCAACGGCCTTGCCCCTCGATCGCCTCGACGCCGTCGACGAGGGCGCGATGCCGCCGGCCGCACTCGCCCAGCGCCGAACGATCCGCCCCCCAAAGCCGCGCCGCCTCCGCCGAGGACAAATCCCGCGCCGGCAGGTCCGTCACGGCCGTGCAGGGTTCCTTGAGCGTCGAGGGGATGCGCGCCAGTTCCGGCCGATCAGCGACCGATCGCGTCAAGCTGCCGAGACAGCCCGCGAGGAATGGCAGGGCGGCACACAGGGCCAGCATGGTTGTCAGCTTCCGCATCTTCCGTCTCCATCTGCGCGATTGCTGCCTCGAGGTCGGTGATCAGCGCGGCGTCGCGCTTCCGGCCTTCGAGGTAATCCTGTTCGATCTGGTCGATTCGCTCCTGCGCCTGCCGGCGCTCGGCGTCCATCTGCTCGCGCAGATCGCGCATCGCCTTCTCCCATGCGACGCGCTCGATAGCCCGGCCCTCGCGGACGCCGGCATGGTGCTGGTAGCTTCCCCATGCCCAGACGCCGCCGGCAGCGAGGGCGAGGATGGCCACCCAGACGGCGAGGGTCGGAACTCCGGTGAAGCGTGCGATGGCGGCGATCATCCTGCCCTCCCGTCTTCATCGGACGGCGGCGCGATGTCGGACGGCCAGCCATCGGGAACGCCCGGCCGGTCGCGATAGGCGTCCCGGCCGAGGGTCTTCATCACGTTCTTGTCGTCCCACGCCGCGCCGAAGACGTAGGAACCGATCACCGAGATCGCCGTGCCGAAAAGGCCGTAAGCGATCGTCTCGTGAAGGCGGCTGTCGGCCTGCCCGTAAATCATCAGATAGACTATGCAGCCCGCGCAAAAGCCGAGGGCGGCGACGACGATCCGGCGGCGGACTTTCCAAGAGGGGCGCATTTCAAGCCTCGTCGAAAGGTTTCAGGGACACGGTTCGGCCGGCGAGCGCATGCGTGCAGTCGCCGAGGAACTGGATCTGCCCGTCGCGCACGAAGGAGTGGCAGACGGTCGGCTCCGGCTTGATTGACTCGCCGGCCATGATGCGCAGACGCTCGTCATCCGTGATCGGGCGCGAGCCGCGCACGAGGACGGACGGCGAGAAAGTCGGCCGGTCATAGTCGCCGTTGAAGCCCCAGCGCGGCCCCGGCCCGGTGCCGATCTGCACCTGGTGCGCGCCATCGCAGCCGGGACACCAGAACATGAGCCGGCCGCCCTCGATCGTTCGGAGAACGCCGCGCGCCGCCATTATCGCGTTCCCGCCGCGGTGCCGTCCGAATAGGCTCCACCCGTAAGGGGCGGGAAGGCCCGAATCGGATAGACCTCCGGCCAGCGGAAGGCGATGAACTTGTCGAGCGCAAACCACGTAAGATTGACGCTGTCGCTCTGGTTTCCGCCGAGCAGGAGCACGCGCCTGCGGGCGGCGTCGTAGCCGGCGACGAAGCCCACATGACCGGAGTTCGCGTTCCAACGGATGACGCCGATCGAGCCGACCTTGGGGCCTCCGGCGTCAATGCCGAAGTCCTTCCAGCCCTGCGCCCAGAACGGATTGTTCGGCACCACGGCGCCGGGCAGCGTCTTGACGATGCAGGTCTCGACGAAGTCGCCGCACCACGGCAGTTTCGCCGGATCGCCGAGATACTTCCCGAGTTTCAGGAAGGCGGCGAGCAGGCCGTTGTCGCGGCGCTCGTGCAGGCCGATTCGCCGCTGCGCCTCCGCCATCCACGGGGGAAGGGTTTCGGCCGGCGGTTCGGACGTGACGGCCTTGGGCTTTCCCGGCTCGGCGCGGAGGGCGGCGACGGTGGCGGCATCGGCCACGCCCGTCTGCCTGATTTTCTTCTGGCGCTGGAACGCGATCAGGGCGCTGGTCGTTTCCCCGCCGATCGCGCCGTCCACGGCGATCTTGTGCCCGTGCGCGACAAGGCGGCTCTGAAGCCATGCTTCAAAGGACATGACATCTCCTTCCTCCCGACAGGTGCCGGGCGGTTCGTGTTTTCGATTGTTGGCGAGCGGTGGCCCCGTCAGGCAGGGCGGCAAATTCGCGGCTCGGGGCTGCGGAATATGGGGAAGGTCAGACCTTCAGCTTCGCTTCGACGTCGACCGTGTATCCGGCCTTCGACAGCTTGTGCGTCGCGGTTTCTATGATGAACTCGACGCCGTCGAGCTCGGGGCGGACGCCGGCATAAACGAACTTCGCGCCGGCACGGATCGCGGGGTCGCCATAGAGCGTGACGCTCGTGCGCATCGTCTCGCGCTTGAGGTCTTTCGCCTTGGCCTTCGCCGCCTTCTTGGCCTCGCCTTCGTCCTGAAAGGATTCTGCGATCGTATAGGTCGCCTCGCCCTCGGAATCGCTGTCTTCCTCGACTTCCTTGAGCTTCGCCTCGTTGCGGTCCTGCCAGCGGGCCTTCACCTTCTTGTATTTGTATCGGTGCGCGAAGACCGTGCGGCAGGTGCCTTTGACGATATTGGCCGGCGCGGCCACGATGGAGCCGACGCCCTCGCCCTTCTTTTTGAAGATGAGGGTCTTGTTCTTGATCGTGAAAAGCGCGTCATGGCGGCGGGCGAGTCGCTCGACGACATGCAGATCGCTCTCGTCCTGTTGCGCGAACCATTTATATTTGTGCGAGCCGACCTCGTCGTCCACCTTCGGCGAAAGGCCGTTCTCGCCGGCGATCTGCTCGACGATCTGCTTGACCGTCTTGTTATCCCAGTGCCGCGACCGATGCTGCTTGGCCTTCCCGCGCACGTTCGCGCCCTTGCCGTTCACAGTCATGCCATAGGGGAGGCAAAGCACCTCCGGGTCGTCGGCGATGAAGGTTCCGAAGTCGGCAACGCCGGTTTCGAGATAGCCCAGCTTCGCGCCGATCTCGTCGCCCTTCTTCGGGATTTGCGCGAACGGCATCCCGTCATTCAGGTCGCACGAGATCGTGTCGCTGGTGGCCCCCTCCTTGTCGACGATCGTCACGGAGATGAGCCGGTCGTTGAAGGCGGAGGCGACCGGCTTCCCGTTGACGGTGATCTCGGCGCGCGGGGTCTTCACGACATGGCCGCCGGGTCGATCACGACGAGGTCGCACCCCTCGAACCACCTGTCCGAGACGCGCCACAGGCGGCGGCCGGATGCGATCGAGGAGGCGTCGACGACGCCAGTGCGCAGGTGGTTTGCCCCGTCGCGATAGCGGACGGGGACGCCGATCTTGATCATTTCGATCTCCTTTAGTCCCACAGGGTGATGAGCTTGATCGTCTCGGCCGACTTCGGAATCACCGGGAGCATGATCTCGGTGCCGGGCGGCAGCGGGACCGCAAGGCCGGCGAGGCCCGGATTGGCCACGAGCACCTGCTCGACGAAGCCACTTTCGTCGCCGTAGAACCGGCTGCAGATGGAGTCGATCATCTCGCCGTGCTTCGTGATGTAGCGCGTCACCATG